GCTTCACCTGGTCGGGGGGCACCGCCTACACGGGGTCCGGGGTGATCGCGCTGTGCCTGGCGAGGCCGATCACGGACCCGATCATCCTTCCCGCGACGGGCGTGGTGGTCGAGCGCGACTACATCGTCGGCAAGGGGGCGCTGCCGAAGATCGACGACGGCGCGTGCCTGGTCTGGCTCCTCTTCGGCACCGGCGCGACGACGAACAACTCGCCCTTCGAGAGCGGCCTGGAGTTCGGGTGGGGCGGATAGGAGATGCTTCTCCGGAACGGCTCGTCCCTTGGAAGCGGCCCCGGAGTGCATTCGGGGGCGTCGCCCATCGGGGTATGCCTGCCCAACGGCTCGAGGGCCGGAACCCGGCTCGGCTTCTACGCCGGGGAGGGGACCTCGAACGGGGCGGGAGACTCCCTGGCGGACAAGAGCGGCTTCCCCAACGGCTACGGCTTCGACGGCTGGCTCTGCCCGGTCAAGGGCGGCGGGATGTCCGTCTACAACACGATCACGGGCTCCGGCACCGTCACGGCGGCTCACCTGTCGATGGGGAAGGCTCTCGCGGCGGCGCTCTCGGGGGCGGGCACGATCTCGGCGGCGTCCCTCTCCCTCATCGTCCAGCTCGCGGCGGCCCTGGCTGGCTCGGGCACGATCTCCTCGGCCACCCTTCAGGCGGTGACGTCGCTCGCGGCGGCCCTGTCCGGCTCCGGCTCGGTCTCCGCAGCGTCCCTCTCCCTCATCGTGTCCCTGGACGCGGATCTCTCCGGAGTGGGCGGCATCTCGGCGGCGAATCTTCGCGGCACCGCGAGCCTAGAAGCGGATCTCACCGCTCTCGGGGATCTGCTCACGTCGTCGAACGTCGGCCAGCTTGTGTGGGCTCAGATCCTCGAAGCGGGATTCGATGCGTCCCGTATCCTGCGGATCATCGCGGCGGCGACGGCGGGCAAGGTGAGCGGGGCTCCAGGGGACGAAGTGTTCCGGAATCTCGGAGACACGAAGGATATGATCGCCGGAACCTCCGACGAGGACGGCAACAGGGACTCCGCGACGTACGGGAGCTAATGTGGCGTGGTTTCCGAAAGGCTGGTTCTCCGCGTCGTGGTGGACCCGAAATTGGTTCCGGGTCGAAACGGAGATCCCTCCGGAGCCGGAAGAGGGCGGCAACGGAGTCACGATCGAGATGTTGCGGACCCTGCTCGGGCGGCGTCGCGCGGGTAGACGCGAAGAGGACGTGGCGGCTATACTGGCCGCATTGGAGGCTGGCGATGAGCTGTGAAGCACCCGACCTGGGAGGCCGCTTCTCGGCGTTCCGCGAGAAGGCGGTCGAGTACGTCAATCGGAAGGTGCCGACTTACAGGGTCTACGCGATGCAGATCGAGGCTCCCCCGCAGCGATTCAAGGTCAAGCTCCCGGACACGCCGGGCGGGCAGGGCGGCATGATCGGAGGCCGGCAGCACGACTGGCTGATCTGGAACGCGGAGCTTGGCTACCGAGTGGTCCGGGAGATCGATTTCGGGGTCGAGTGGGCGAAGGCGTGACATGGACACCAACCTGGCGGACGGGGTCTGGTACGTCGGAGTGATCTCGGGATTCGGGGATACGATGGCCTGGCAGATGCCCGCGGAGATCGAGCCCGGATTCCTCGACAAACACTCGATGGAGGATCACGTCAAGGCGAGGTATTTCACGTTCTACCAGGTCGGCCCGTCCGGAAGGGTCGGCGCGTCTCCTTGGTTCGGCTACGCATCCAAGATTGCGCCTCTGGGGGAATGGGCGAGGCTTCAGTCAAGGACGATCGTTTGGATGGTCGAGGCCGACCGGGACGCCAAGCGGAAACTCGACGCCATGTGGGGCCAGGTCGCGGCGAAGAGCGGAGGGCTTTCGATCGTAGAGGGCGGCAGGGAAGTCTGATGGGCAAGGTGCTCTCTCCGAAGATCGAACTCGATCGGTTCCTCGATCGGAGTACGACGATCTTCGCGGAGGCCGTCTTGGGGATCGTCGGGCTCTATGTGAGGAGCGGGACATCCCCGCTTCCGGCGGACCTCGAGGAGTTCGGCGACCTGATCCGGCACACCCAAGGGCAAGCCCATCTCTTCGGAGCGAGGCGGCTTCTCCTGGAAGTCGACTCGAGGCGGGCGAGGTACGGGCTGGCGTCATCGTGGAAGTATGAGGACATCCCGACTCCCCTGGTGCCGAACGTAGAGCCCGAGAGGGCGATCGCGGACCTCGTATTCCGGGAGCCTCGACTGGCGAGGACAGCGGAGGCGGTGGCGCAGCTCTACAACGAGGGATACGGTTTCGCGATGGCGCGATCGTCCTCCGAGGTGATCACGGAGAGGGCGAAGGATTATATCGCGGCGTACCTGACCGGGAACGGTCGAATGCCCGATACGGCCCAGGCGATCGCGGACCTCGGCGGCTGGGCTCGCGCCTACGGCGAGACGGTCTTCCGGACCAACGTGACGACGGCCTACGCGAACGGGCGGCTCTCGATGGCGACGGATCCTGTGGTGTCCGATTTCGTGGCGGGTGTCAGACGGGTCGAGGTTCTGGACTCGGATACCAGGCCGAATCACAAGGCGAGTCACGGAATCATGGCCTCGGCGTCATCGAAGGTCTGGGTAGATCACGGAGTGCCCGGTGGGTATAACTGCCGGGGGACGTTCGAGATCGTCGATGTGATCGAGGCCGAGCGCATGGGAGTGAAGCTCGTCAACGGGAAGCTCCCGGAGCCGCACATCCCGGCGGGAGCCTACAACGATCCGGGCTTTACCGGGAAGACGTCGGGCTTCAGGTTCTAGGGGGGCGCGAGATGGCGGAGAGGTTCGGGGCGAACGCGCCGCGGAAGAAGCTCACGTTACGACTCTCGGCGGACGTGTACTCGAAACTTCACGCCTACGCTTCCGAGCGGATGGCCCCTCATAACCGGGTGATCGAGAGGGCGGTCGTCTGTTTCCTGTCGGCAAAGTGCCCGTCGCGCAAGAGCGACGCCAAGTGACGGCACAAGCCGTAACGTAGTCCGCGAGTCTGGACCACGGACCCAGTCCGCGGATAATCAGGGTCGTGAGCGACAAGAAGATCCGCGGATACAGCGCCAAGCAGAATCCCGACGGCACCTGGGACATCCTCGGAGTTCCCGCGTACGGGGCGAATTCCAGATCGTTCGGCAAGATCCCCGTCACGGTAAACGGGAAGATCGAAGAGCAGGAGATCGGGATCAATCACGACGCCGACTGGCTCAAGAAGGCGATCGAGACGGCGAAGCTCGACTACGAGGAGCGCGGCTATATGGCCCCGCTCCACATCCACCACCACGGCGACTCGGACAAGGTCGAGCGGGCCGGATTTTTCATGCCCCGCGAAGTGAGGCGGATGGTCTACGGCGGGAAGCCGCTAGACATCCTCTTCGTCGACCTACTCAAGATCCCGGATCGGGTCTATCGGCTTGTCAAGGCTGGGGAGCTGCCCTATCGGTCGGTGGAGGTCTCCCGCGAGTCCGACTCGGAACCGGAGATCAAGTCTTTGGCGCTCCTGGAGCATGAACCGCCGTATTTCAAGCTCCCCCTGCTGACGATCGAGAACGAGGCCGCCTGTGTGTCTTCCTCGGTCCAGGATGGGACCCTCTTGGCGGCCTACAAGGCTGGCGGGAGCGTCATCAACTTTCTCTACAAGGCGGAAGACGTCGAGGAAGACAAGAAGTCCGAAGAGAAGGCCGCCCCCGCCGTCGAGGGCAAGCCGGGCGGGGACGCCAAGGCCGACGACGAGACGAAGAAGATCGAATCTCCGGAGATGGAAGGAAGCCTCATGGAAAAGATCCTCATGCTCCTGACCGCGATGTGCCAGAAGATGGGCGTCGGCATCGGCGACGACAAGGCCGCGATGGGAGGAGGCCCGGCCGAGCAGCCTACGGGCAAGGAGGAGAAGGAGATCTCCGGAGGGAATCCCGTGCCGGCGGCGGCCTTCAATGCTCCCGCGGCGTCCTTCGATCCCGCTGAGTGGGCCAAGATGCGCGCGGAGATCACATGTCTCAAGGAGCAGATCAAGGCGTTCTCCGCCGAGAGGGAACTCGATGCCAAGGTCGACGGCGCGGTGGCCGAACTCCAGGGGCGGCCCGTCACCGAGAAGATGAAGGCCGAGCTGCGTGCTGCGGCCGCGCTGGGCGATAAGGCCCTGGCGATGTACGTCTCGACCGTCAAGAGCTACGTTCCGCAGGACCCCCCGGCGGATCCGCTGGCGGGACAGATCGCGGCGGCGGCGGGCGGGGATCCGATGCCCGCGGAAGTCCTCGAGTACCAGGGGAAGGGCGAGAAGGCTCTGGCCCTGGCGGTCGAGTCCTGGAAGGCTTACAAGGCCCTCGGAAGCCGGGTCGGGCAGACGGGCCTCAAGGCGTGGCTGGCGCGGAACGTCGCGGCGGGGATGGGGCAGTCCTTCCTCGCGATCAACTGATCCTGGACGACGACGAAGGTCGAAGAAGGAGAACGACATGGCCCTGAGCGCGAATCGGTTCTACAAGATGAAGCCCCGCGGGGCTTTCGCGAACCCCCTGGCGATCAAGGTCGCCAACGGAGTGACCCTCTACGCCGGGGCCTTGGTCGTCTCCAGAGCCGACGGATACGCGAACATCAGCGCGGACGCGGCGGGCGACAAGTTCGAGGGGATCGTGCTGCGCAAGGTGACGGGGGACACTTCGGCGACCCCCAACCCCGAGGCCGAGATCGACGCTTCCGGGCCGACGCTGGAAGCGGTGTCGGTGACTGGAGCTACGGCGCAGTCGGACGTGAACTCCCTCGTCTACCTGACCAGCGACGACACGCTGACTCTCTCGGCGACCACCAACCTCAAGGCGGTGGGCCGGGTCACCCGGTGGTATTCCGGGACCACCTGCGACGTGAAACTGTTCACGCCCGAGGAACACGCGGCCCTCAACTAGTAGGGGCCTGACAAGGACGAATGACGGAGACGCCAAGAGCGTAGGAGAAGAAGATGGCCCAGATCGCCCACACGACCGCGCAGTTCCTCCAGTGGATCCGAAACACCTACGCCGACCAGTACGCTCGGTCGGTCAACGAGGTGTCTCCTGGGCTCGCCAACGTGATGGAGCGGGATGTCCCCTCCGACAAGCTGATCGAGTACTACGGCTACTTCCTGGCTGCTCCACACATGAAGCTGTGGCGGCGCGGTGAAAACATCTCCTATGACAGCTTCGATTCCGTCTCCTGGTCGGTGCAGAACTACGACTGGGGGATGGCGGTCGACTGGCACATGAACGACCGCATCTTCGACCAGACCAAGTCGCTGATGGACCGGATCAAGGACGTGGGCCGTAGCGCGGTCAGGGTACACGAGCGGGTCTTCTTTCAGTACCTCCAGGGGCAGACGGACAACGACCTGATGCCCTTCGTGCCGAACGCTCCGGACGGGGCCGCCTTCTTCGCCACGACCGCCGGAGGCGCAAACCGCTTCGGCGTGTCGAGCGGGAACCTGATGACTGGAACTGGCGTGGCGACGGCCGCGGCCATCAGGACGGACCTCTGGAACGCGGTGGAACAGTTCCGGCTCATGCAAGACGGCAAGGGCCAGCCTTTCTGGAATCCCGGGATCATCGACCAGGGAATCACGGTGATCTACGGCGCGGGCAACTCCCAGGTGTTCGCGGAGGCGTTCCAGCAGA